TATGAACGCTGGCGAGTCATTTCGAGCTCCCCAATGCGTGTCATTTATTAACGCAATTTTCATACTAACTCAATAAAAAATAATCTAACTTGCCTTTACGTGTTCTTTTCTTTTTCTGTTCTTTTTGTTTTTTCATTTCTCTATGATGAGCTAGACTTTCTATTTTAGGCACTTCATCAATAGGCAAATTCTTTTTTAAAAATTCTGTAAATTGATTATGAAACTCCCTATCTTCACCAGGTTGTAAAGTTAAATCATCAAAGTTAGAATCTAATAACATTTTATGTTTGATTGTAACTTGTTTCTTTTCTTTTTGTATTCTTCTTATAAAGGCATAATATATAATTTGTGTAAAGTATGCAAAAGGATTATTTGATTTATCAGGATTAAAGTTATCTAAGTACTGTAAACAATTTTCTATACCATCAGAAATCATATCATCTCTAAAAGTATAATTAATAAAATTCGGTCTGTAAGATAAATGATTCGCTATTTTAAGAAAACAAGTTCCAATATAATCAGGTACTCTAGGTTTTGGCAGTTTTTCTTTTTCAGCTTTTACAACCATTTTCTTATAGTCTATCATAGCGGCCAAAAAATCTTTATTACTTACGTAATGTTCTTTTGATTTTTTTGATGTTGTCATAATTTAAATATACTATACTTTGTATGTTTTGTCAATCACTTATACAAAAAATCGGTTTCAGGATAGGTTGACATTTCTTGTTTAATGTGTATAATGAGCGGTGTAGCGTTTTCAAGTGGAGATTCACCAGGTTAATGGAGTATTCTTTCCTTATCTCTAAACTCGTCCCACAATTCATTAAATTCATCATTCTCATCTTTTGTTAATTCTTCAGCTTTATATTCACCTCGTTTCGGCAAATCAAGTCTTTCATATTTGGAAGAAACATCTAAGTAACTTTTTGACATTTCTTCTGTGGCGTTTGTGATTGTCATTATCTTGTCTTTTGGTATAGATATAATTTGTTCATTCGTATAGGCCGTCCATTTAATTAATGCGATAAAGTCTTTAAGACCTTTTGGTGTTAATTGAGATACGTATTTGATTTGTAATGGTTTTATCAAACGTAAGAGAGGAGATTTATCTGGCAACTGTTCAGGTGCCAAACTACAAACAATATCATCTCCGTTAATTAATTTAATTATTCTTATTTGATCCATTGTCTTTACTATTTATGAGTTCTACATTATGTATTTCGTAGTTAAAGCCTTCAGAAGTGTATATGTTAATACGTTCTCTAAAATGTTGTAATGTATAGTTGTCTTTACCGTTATAACTTAAATCATCCGATATATCGTATAGTGTGGCAGCCGAATTATTATCTTTCAATCTTAAACCACGACCAATAGATTGCAAATTACGAATACGAGATTTTGACGGCGATGCAAAAACAATGTTATGTAAATTTCTTATATTAATACCTGTACTAAATGTTCCGTAACTGGCGATTATAATTGCGTTATCAGATTTCTCAGTTATAAATCTTATCTTTTCTCTTTCTTCGGCCTCTACACCACCATAAACGAAAAACACTTTTTTGTTTTCTGCCTTTTCTTCTATTAATTTTTTTAGTAATACACCGTGTTTTTCTACGTATTGAAACAACACTAAAGAATTACCTTGTAAACTTAAACACAGATTACGAATATATTTGTTTCTCTTTTCATTAGACACTAGAAAATCCATTTCTTCTTGGTAACTTTTGTCTTTTAAAAAGTGTTTAGAATTTTTATCGTGTTGAAGTATTAAACATATAATTTTAAGATCAGCCAGTTGTTTCTTTTCTTGGAGTTCAGCAGTTGATGTAACTTTATTAACGGCACCAAACAGGCCTTCTAAAACTAATTTATTCGTCTTAGTACCATCAAGTGTACCTGTTAAACCATAACGATATTTACAATCTTCAAGTTTAGTCATTATCTTACTTAAAGAAACGGCTTTAAATAAATGACACTCATCACCTATTACCATACCAAATTGACTAAACCATTTTTTAGGTAAATTATATACTGATTGCCAAGTAGATATAATAACATTTTTATTTGTTTCTTTTTCGTGGCCTTGATATATTCTATGTATATTTTTGTCAGCATTCCAACCATAATCATTAAAGTCTTTGTATAGTTGTTCAACTAATGACGTAGTAGGTACTATAATTAGTATCTTATTGTTTACCTTTTCTTTCAATCTTAATATATTAAACCTTACTAATAGATAAACAATTAATGATTTACCTGATGCTGTTGGTGATAATAATAAACAACGATTCTTTTTTAAGCCGTGTATAAAAGCTTCTCTTTGATAATCTCTTATTTCTAATGGTATTTTTAATGCTTTGATAAAACCATCAACGGCCTTTACATCAACTTCTGTATCTTTTATTTTAGTACCGTCAACGACTTGTATTTTATTATCGTTACACCATTTAACAATATATGGATAAAGGCCAGTAAAGATTTGGCCAGTTGCATAAGAAAACAATCTTATTTTACCGTCCCAAAAACGATTTCTAAATTGTGGTGTAAATTTATAACCAGGCACCTCAAACGTAAAGTATTCTCCTAGTTCTCTACGTATAGCATCGTCTGCTTCTACTTTAAGATATACTTCGTTTTTTTTATCTATGATTATATATTTGGTAAGTGTCATACATATTAAATAAATTGTGGACCAACCGACCAACCTACTAATACTTTTCTTGTACCAAATGTAACAGGATTTACTTTATGCCAAACAAATGATGGAAACGATATGACCGTACCTAATGTAAATTTATTGTTAAACTTTGTATTAATGTGTTTTTCTGGTTTTGGATTTGGATTTGATATTTCAAATTCACCGCCTTCATAATCTTCATTTAAACATAATGTAAAACTTATTTTTCTTATATATCCATTAGGATATGGTTTACTATGACTATCAATATGCCAGTCATAATGGTCATTTATTTCATACACTGTATATTGTAAAGGTTCAAATTCTTTTAATACAAAATTCCATTTAGCTTTTTTATTGTGATCTAAAATAATGTCGTTAATATCTTTATTTAACTTAGTATCTGATAACCAACTTACTTTTGATTTTCTATTATTTTTGTTACCATCTTGTATTGTGGCTTCTTGCAATTGATTAGATTCAGCTTGAAATATAATTTCATCACAATATTTTTTATCAAAATGTGCAATAGAAATACAATGATTATTTTCTAAGTACATTAAACGGCGCCGCTTGTAAATCTACGCCACTCAATGGCATTTTTTATTGTGTATGTTCTATTGACTATGACTCTTAATGTTTTGTCTAAAAAATCCACAACTGTAATTAAATAGGCCACTTTTTGTGAAAGTCTTTGTATATCTTCATCTGCTTCTAAGTATTTGTCAATGTCTGTTCTCATTATTTTTAAATCAAAAGGTTTGGCCTGATACACACTAGGGTCGGCCTTTCCTGTATAATATTCCCACTTGTCACGTTTCATTGTTCGTAATTCATCTTCTGTACGAGTCAATAATAACTTAAACTTAGTATAATGTTTCATATACTTATTATGTAATTGTGGAGTTTTTAATGATTCTAAATCTAATTCAGTATCATTAATTTTAAGGTCTTTATCTGCTTCTAATTGTAATTGTTCTAAATCCATAATATAATTATATCACAAAACTATAAAAAAATCAACCTATGTTGTAACAGTTGTTTCTTTAGATGAACCTATATTTGCAAATCTATAAATGCTGTATTTAAATATAACATCACACGTTAAATAGTTTATGTCGGTGGCCTGTTGATTGTATTGTAATCCGCCTAAAGATATAGGAAATACGTCTTTAAATCTTACTTCTACTACAGGATTGTTCTTGTTTGTAAGTACCAATAGGGTTGCGTCGGACAATGCGGCCCCTTGTGATGGAGCAGGGTACCTTATTTTTCCTAACTCATTACTCACACTTCCTTTGCTTGTTGGAAATCTATCTTTTCCTGCTTCTAATAGTGTATTATAATCTGAATAACCATCAGGAAATCCTAGACCATATAACCAACCGTGAATTTCTTGGAAGTTTTCTAAATTTTCATCTACAATAAAAGTCATTTGTAAATCAGCGTATTTAAGTTTTTCGCCAGGATGTGGTATGTCTTTTAATGGTGTTTGTTGTTCTACGTAGTTTATAGAAATGCCTGGTATATTAACGGCCGTACAAAAGTATTCTACCTTAGGTAGTTTGATTATATTAAATTTAAACTGTGTAGGACTAGCGTAATCTAGTTTTGTCGGTTGCCTACTTAATGCGTTTGTAATAGTCATACTAATATTTAGTCAAAAAAAAAGAGGCCGTTTTTTAGACGGCCTCTTTAATTGTGTTACAGTAAGTAACAAGTAAATTACATTAAGTTAATTACTTGAACTTTTCTGTAGTATCTGTTTGCGTTAGCAGCTCCAGAACCATTGATAACCGCATTTGCAGTTGAAGCACCTGCTTCAGCGAATGGGTTAGCTTGGATTCCGTATCTTGTTTTGAATCCAATTTTTGGTTGGAAGCTATCTTGACCAACAGCTCTCACCATTTGAAGTGGAACGTATGGACAATAGAATATTCCGGCATCATACTGAGATGTACCTTTATATCCTACTACAAAGAATTGCTTAGCTGTGTTTGCGTTTGCAGAATATGGATCGATATAAACTTTATATCTTCCGTTTAATATTCCAGCAAAAGTGTTACCAGTGTCATCTACATTAAGATTGTTGTTTAATGCAGGTGTATAGTCTAACACGCCAGCCATTTGTAAAGCAGAAGCAACGTCTGATGATGTAATCAGAATGTTACCTTTTCCTCTACGTGTTCTTTGTGCGATTGTGTTTGCTTCTCTTTCAACTTGGAACATAAGACCTTTAAATCTTTCAACAGACCATCTTCCGTTTGAGTCTGTATCTAAATCAAAGATACCTGAGTTTGTTGTTCCAGCAACAGCACCTTTTTCTGAATTGATGTAAATAGTTCTTACAACTTCTCTATTGATTTCCGCAAGGATTTCAGCAGATAGAATGTTTGCAAGTTCTGTTTCAGCATCTAAACCGTGGATTGCTTTTAAGTCTTGAGCAAGTTCCATAGTGTATTCAGCTTTAAGGGCTCT